TTTCTTAATCCGAACACTTTTAATGAAAAAGAGTATGAGAATAAGTTTCAGTTGAATAAGTTTAACAAAGATTGGTTTAGTCGCGATTGGGAAAAACGGTATATAGAATTAAAGGATGAGGCTGAGAAGAATGGTACTTTTGATGCGTATGATAAACTCAAGGCAGAACAAGAGGCTGTAGCTAGAAATTATGGCTTTGATCTGCAAAAAGACATATACGATAATTATTGGAGTAAATATGATACAAAGGCTACCACCGAAATTAAGAGAAAAAAGCAAGATGCACGAGAGTTCCAAAGTGATTTTTGGGATGATTACCTCGAAATCCCTGCCGGATCAAAAACAAGTGCAAGTAAACGTCGACCCTTCCTTATTGAAAAGTATAGAGAGTGGGGAAGAAATAATACTTTCCTTAACAACGGATACCGAAACATACCAAAGTTTAGTGTCTATGATGCCGGTGGGAACGACACAGGTAGAGATCAAGTCAAAAACGGTGTTGCTCTTAGGGCTGAGGAAAGTCAGTCAATTGCTAGACGAGCAGAGGGAAAGAGAAAGTACCAGAGATACTTAGAGTATCAGAAAGCTTTAAAGACTGGCGATTGGTCATGGTTTGAAAAGAATGGTAACGGTGGCAATAAAAAGCAAAGTCCGTATAAGTATGATGGCAAGTATTTTAAAACTGCTGAGTCGATGGACAAGTACCGCAGATATGCTGAGTATCAGAAAGCAGATAAAACTGGTGACTGGTCGTATTTTGATAACAATCCTAGCAAAGAACGCAAGGAATCACCGTTTCAATTTGAGGGTAAGTATTTTAAGTCTAAAGAATCAATGGACAAGTATGTTACTGGTAAGTTCTGGGCTGAGTATTTTGCGATAGATGACATTAAAGAACGTCAAGCATTATTGGCTAAAAATCCACAGTTTCAATCGTTTAAACAGCCTACTACTCAGGCTGAATGGGATGCAGTAAAGAAGTTGTTGAAAGAAGAAAGAAACAAGAAACTTGCTGGTGTATCTGGCTTTACAGAATCAAGAGCTGGCATTAAAGGACAGATAGAGAGATCTACACCTAGAGGCTTTGGTGGCATGAAACGCTTGAGATATAGATCATAATGTTGTATTATCCACTTGTACATTAAAAGAAAGGGTTTTTATGGCAGATGCAAACAATGGTGATGCCAACACTCAAGGAGAGGATTCGAAAGGACAACCGCCTGTTATTGAGGGTACACCGTCAGACAACAAGCCAAGTGATGCTGAGCTTGCACGTAGAGAACAGCAGTCTAAAAAAGACAAGGTTACATCTGAGAAAGATGATTTAACTGAACAGATCAGTTACTTGTCCGCTAAAGAGGCTGAGCGTGAAAGAGATGCGTATGTTTCTTCGTTATTAAGCGATAAGGATAAGTATCCTAACGTAGATGCTAACGACAAATTGTTTAAGTACGCTACTTCTAAAGAAGAAGTTGAGGAAATAGCAGTGGAGATCCAGAATAAATACACAACACTACAGCAGAAAGCACTTGCTGATGTACAGGAAAGACAACCTGAAACATTAAGTAATGAGCAGGTAGAGGAACAGGAGACTAAACTAGAAGAAGAAACTCAAAAGAGTGGTACTTCTATGTTTGGCAACTTCTTGAATTTACAGGCTCGAAGAAAGAGATAGGATACTATTATGGCTTTGCCTGATATAGAAACTGGTAATCGTACCACGTTTAACGATCAAGATGATCATATTCTTGATATTGAAAGAGGAATTAAGTTTCTTAATCCTCGCGATAACGGTATTAAGTTTGTAAAAAGACTTATTGCCAACAGAGGAAGTAATGTAGCTAAATCATTCAAACATGAATGGAATGAAACTGCACTACCTACTCGTAAAGAAACAGTTAGTTTGGCCGCAGATAATACGACTACACTTACTGTTGCTGATGCCTACGGATACCAAGTCGGTGACTTGCTACGTATCGTAGACGAAATTGTGAGAGTTACTGCAATTGCTAGTGCAACTACATTAACAATTGTTCGTGGTTATGCTGGCACAACTGCTGTTATTCACGCTTCTAAGGTTGCTTACAATCTTGGTAGTGCGGCTGCAGAAAATGCTACTGCACCTGCTGGTCAATCGCTCAACTCAGATCGTCTCTACAATTATGTACAGACATTTGATCGTGCGGTTGATATGAGTAATGATGAAATTGCTCAACTAAGTGCTGAGATGGGTAATCCATTTAACGCACAACTAGAGAGAATAACACTTTACTTCTGGAAATTGTTTGCTCAAGCCGCTTTTTATGGTATTCGCCATGAAGATGCAACAAACAAGATTCACGTTATGGGTGGTATTGCTCAGTTCATTACAAGTAATGCTACTAATGTTGCTGGTGCATTAACGGTTGCTGTTATGGATACTGCTATATTGGCTATGGTCAATGCAGGTGGTATGCCTGATGTAATTGTTGTTTCACCAACACAAAAGCAGAAACTTGATGCTCTTGATGCTAACCTTGTTCGTATCGGTAAACGAGAACGACTTGGTGGATCGCAGAATGTTCAAACTTGGCAGTCTGGTGTACTAGACACTACTTTGGATATAATTGTTGATCATACGCTAAAGACTGATGAATTGTATATTCTTGATAGCTCATCTATTGAATTAGTACCACTTGTAAACAATGGTATTAACGGTAGACTATCTGTAGAAGATGCAACGACTCCGGGTCAAGACGGTAAGAAGAAAGTCCTACGTGCTAAATACACGCTAGTATTTCGACTTCAAGCTGGTATGGCACGACTATACGGTTTAACAGCCTAGTATAGTAAACAAAGATTCAAGGGGTAGACTCGCACTACCTCTTGTTTTTTTTGCTATAAGGTGCGAATATATAATTGTAAAGAAAGGAATTACAATGTCAGAAGAAGTTAAGCAAGACGAAGTTAAGCAAGCTGGTTCTAAAAAGAAAGCAGTTAAGAAGTATTACAAGAATGAGAAGATAGCTGGATTAAGTGTTATCTGGCAACATCCTAAAGATACAACACTAGCTACTCCTGATGATTACAAGTATGCACGTTTTACACCGTATTACGACACTTACAAGGGTGATAGAGTTATGGTTGGTTATCTTGAGACAGATAATGAAAAGTTGATTAATGTATTATCGACTGATACTAGTTGCATCGAGATTGATGCTAAAGAATATGAAAAAGCTACCACAGAGCTTGCAAAAGCACCTATTAGAGTAGCATAACAGGGGTAACTTATGGCTAACGAGATTCAAACTGCTAGAAACGTAGTAAAGTCGAAACTAGATATTGCTACTGGCGATACTACTTTTGATACTATACTTACAGAGGCAGTTCAAGAGGCTATACCACGCGTATATCCTTACGTACAGAATCAGTTAGCTGAAGATACATCTGTTACATTGGCAACAGGAGACGATAAATTTACTATACCTACTGCTGGTAGTGTGGTGGAGAATATATATTGGAGAGCTACTACTGCTGATGCTTGGGAAGAAGTTGAGTCTTGGAGACAGTGGAACGACATTGTTTATTTAGAAGAAGTTGTGACACAACCTATGACTGTTAAGGTTCTTGCTAAGAGCAACTTTGCTGTAACTGATGCTGGTTTACTTGCGTTGCAAACAAAGTATCCGGCTGTAATGTTGCCTATTTATTATTTTGCTATGGCACAATTTGCTATACGTTTGATAGGGAACAAGAGGAAGTTTAATATTTATCAACAGATGAACGGAAATAGGACTTTATCTGAGATGCAGGAATTACACGATTTTTACGATAACAATGCAAAACAGATACTTGAAGATGAAATAAGTGCTGAGGGTAGATAGATGGCTACTGCTTTCGATAATACAAAGTATGACGTACAGATAAATGACGTACCTTATAGGATAAGAGGGTATCAGAGATCTGAGTTGAGTACGTTTATTCCTCGTTTTGGTTCTGGTGATCAGAAAGAGTCTGAATTTGATTTACTCCGTAGTAAAACTATAAGTTTTGACGGTGGTGCATTACAAAGGACACACACAGAAGACGGCATGGCTTATGCTATAGAAGGTGTTGCTCATAAATATTTTGATGGTGTTTTATATCCATCTATAGCATTATCTCGCGAAACTCCCCCTGTTATAGGGGGTGCATCAAAAGGTAAGCTTACTTGCATATCTCCTGAAAATAACGCTATGACAGCATGGAAAGTTTATAACTCTACAGTAACGGTAGCTATATTAAACGAATCTTCAAATTTAGCATCTAGTTTAACTTCTAGCTTGGGTACAGTTGGTGCTGTTACAGCTATAGTATTTTGGCAAGGTTATTACTTTGCATTTAACGGTACTTCTACTATTTATAGGTTTACTTCAACTCTTACAAAAGTAAATGTCACCGGATCTTCTGTCGCTATTACACAGGCTGTAAATTTTAATGAAATACTATATGGAACAGATGGTTTTAAACTGTATCGTTATTCTGGCACTATATCTACTTCTGCTTGGGAAGAAGTAGCAAGTTTACCTTATCCTCAAGGTCTAACAGGTACTACACAACGTACAATGTTTATATACAACAACAGGATAATGATTTTAACTTCTGAGGGCATGTATGCATATGATGGCATTCAATTAGTTACTATTGAAAATAACAGGGGTGAATCAACTATAGGTAACTATAGATGTCCTGCTGTTTTGCGTGGTTATTTATATTACATAATGGCAGATGGTTTTTATAGGTTTAATGGTTCTCTTATAGAAAAAATGTATGATATTACAGAGATTGGAAATGTAGTAGACATGGCTGTTTATAGGGGTCGGATATGGATTCTTATTGGTAATAGCTCAAATGAGAAGTCTAGTCGTTATGATAAGTCTATGGGTTTTGATTTTACTGGCACTCAGAACATAGCTGGATCAGTGTTTGTTTTTGACGGTGTATCTATGTTGCAATATGGCAGGATACCAACTTTGGATAACACTTCTTATACTAACGATTATTTAGGGCAAAATCAGGTTGATAAGATTTATCCATATTATGACTCAACACTTGCAAGGCTCGGAGTTGCTGTTACCATGAAAGACGGCCAAGATTTTAAGATGGCTATTACAAAAAACACAAACACTCAAGACGAAACAGACATAGTTACTAGTATTTTTGATGGTGAGTTTCCGCAGATAAACAAAGAGCTAGAACAGATAGAGCTTATATTTGATGGTACAGTTACGGCTGATACTTTTACTTTAGAGTACAAAACTAACGGATTTGATGGATCAACTTCATGGACTACAATTGGTACTTTTTCTAGCACTAACGCAGATAAATTAATAGTAAATGATATACCTAACGGCATTGTATTTAAAAGCATACAAGTTAGGGTTAAAGGTACAATTACAGATGATAATTACGGTATAAAACAGTTAATACTTCGCTATACATTACAACCAGATTATAAATCACAGTGGACTATGACAATGCTTTGCTATGGTGATGATACTTATGGGAAGTTGCAACTTGCAGATAAGACTAGTGATGCAACTGCTGTTGATGTGTTGAGGGGTAATATATACGAAAGTCGTGAAAGTAACTTACCTTTACTTTATCTCGATATAGATTACTTAATTCTTGATGGATCATTAAACGATAGTACAACTACTGTTACAGTAGACAGTACAGATATATTAAAATCTAACACTGGCTACATTCAAATTGGCACAGAAGTTATGAGGTATACGGCTAGGACGGCTACTACATTAACTGTAGTTCGTGGTGTTCTTGGTTCTACTGCTATTTCTCACTCAGATAATGCAATAGTACAAGTTGCGTATCGTGTCGTTGTTCGTAGCATACAAAACGAACGTATAGAATTGTATGATGATGAACAAAGTTCAGTATCTTTACGCAATAGAGATACTGAAATTACATTAGTATTGCAAGAGGTATGACATGCCTCGCTACAAGTTAAAGAAAACTACGTTAGAGAGAAAAAAAGAAAGCTCAACTAAAAGATACGCTAGAAATTATAAAGGGTTTATAGATTATTATACTGAGATATTTGGCACTAAACCTGAAAAGATGGTTTATGCAAAACTTCTTATAGCACAGATACCATTTGAGTTTCAGTCTACATTAAAAGTTGCTATACCTGAGATTGATTTGTTTAAGGATTATAGGCCGGATTTTATATTGCCTAGTGCGAAGATAATAATAGAAGTACAGGGTAGCTATTGGCACTCTAAATCTGAGGCTATAGAGTCAGATAGTTATAAGTATGCATTGTTTACGGCTATGGGGTACAAAGTACTTATATGGTGGGATTATGAAATAGAAACAAATTTAGATGCATTATTTGATAGAGACTTGAAAAATTGGACTTTTGCTCGCGGTGGTAGAATAATAGATCCTGATAGACAAGTTATACGTGATGATTTAAAAGGACTTCGTACACTTAATTCTAAGTATAAGCGTAAACCATACCGTACATTTATAGGTGCAGGAAAGAAACAAGTAAGAAAGGCTAAGAGAAGTTATGCAACCAGATAAATACAACGTACCTTACGATGATTATATAAGGCGTGATCCTAAAGATGGTGGCATGAAAGCTAAAGCACCTCTTGGATTTACTGGTCAAGGTTGTATATGGTATGCTTCAACTGCACCAGCAGGGTGGCTTTTGTGTCAGGGTCAATTGGTAAATAAATTAGATTATCCTGATTTGTGGCTGTTACTAGGTGATACATGGGGTACAAGTTCTGCTACACAATTTTATTTACCTAACATGGCAACAAGAGTTCCTGTAGGTAAACATAGTTCAGGTACATTTGCTACATTAAACAACTCAGGCGGTGCAGAAACACACACATTATCTATATCTGAGATACCATCTCACAATCATGGTATGCAAGCATCAGGGTCAACAACTCCTGGTTACGCTGGTATATTTCGTACAAATGCATCAGACGGAGCAAACTCATGGCAAACAAACTATAGTGGCGGATCAGGTAGCCACAACAACTTACAGCCATATAGGGTTGTAAATTTTATAATTAAAACGTAACATTGTAATATATGACAGAGGCAACAATACTTGCACTTATCGCGATACTTGGCACAACTATGGCTGCTTTGTTTAAGTTACTCGATAACAATACAAAAGCTGTTGATAGGATGGTAGTAGCTATGCAACATGTTGCTAAGACAAACACTCGTATAGCAGATGAATCTAGGGATCGTAACGGTCATTTAGCAGAAATAACTATAGAGGCTCGTAATGCGGTTATTAGTCGTATAGATGGCTTGACTATTGAAAAGCAAACAGTACATAATCAGGTTGTGGAACACGAAACGGTACAACACAAGAATGAAAACAGCTAAAGATTATCCAGTTACTTTTCCTTATGGTGCGACTACATCACCATATAACATTAATAATCCACACAAAGGCGAAGATCGTAAGATGCCACTAGGCACACCAGTTGTAGTAAACGGCTTATTAATAGGGTATGCAGGTACTACAGGCAATTCAACAGGTGTTCATACTCATACACAAAAAGTAGTTGGTGATCGTGTTGTTCATCCACAGGGTGGCGGTTACGACGTACCTTTACCTGTTAAAATTATAGCTACTGGTTATAGATCAGATATTGGCAATTATGTTAGATATATTGATGCTACAGGCGTAATCTGGTCAGTATTTCATTTAGAGCAAATTAAGTGTAAAGTAGGGGATATTATTATGAAACCAGTTACTATTGAAAATAACGCGTTATGGTTTGGAAGAATGAACAAACTTACAGAGCAAATAAGAGGTCGTTTTCTTACTCAGTTTGAATTTGAGAAAAATTTTGTCGGACAAGATCCATTTAGAATGACAGAGGTATTATCTGATCATATAGAGGCAGATAAGGCATTACAATGGCAAAATCTTGGCAAGAAGTTAGATGGTAAAGTAATAAAATTAACTACAGGAATATACGAAGTATGAAAAACTTTATAAACGATCTTATAAAAAGAGTGACTAGCCGGAAGTTTTTAATAACTGTAGCAGGACTAGTTACATTAGCTGGAAACGGTCAATGGACTGAATTTACTGCATTGGTTCTCGGTTATTTAACTGCTGAGGGTGCAAGCGATGTAGTAGATAGATTTAAAAGTGGGGTTGGTACTCTTGATGGATATGTAAATCCTGAGTCGCAAAATATTGAAGATGTGGATACATCGACTGTCGTTACCGGAAAAGATACACCTTTGTTTAATGAAGAAGTAAAAGAGGACTAGATTTCTCCAGTCCTCTTAAACACCTACATAAACTCAATCTCTATTTTTTAAAATCCTCTAGCTTCACAGGATCATATTCATTTTTAAGCCACGATTCTAGCACTTCAGCTACAAGAATCACGTCATCAGGACTAGCACCAGATTTTGCAAAAGCACTAGCACACTGTAAAGCAACGTGTTTATCGTTTTTCTCAAGAGACTTGTTGAATCTTGATGTGCTTTCCTTAATTGGTATCGGTTCGCCATGTTTTGCGTATCCTTTTAAACTCATTCCATATTGTGTTTTTTTAACGATTACATCGTAAGGTGTATTGTTTTCTATAGTTTCATTATCTGTTGAGCTAAAAGTTTCTATAACAAAACTAGGTGAATCATCGGTTTCTTGAGTGATCAATCCCCATTTATCTCTCATAGTACCGTCTTTGGTTTTCCAAGAGTCTTTGGTTTTTGTCACAAAACTTACATTACTTATTAGTTCGTGTTGCTCTGGTAGATTTTTTACATCCCATTCTGCCATTGTTTTATTCCTTTACTTCGAAGTCGCTTATTGGTACGACATATAATTTAATATTATTTCTTATATCCATTGTCGGATACGTTCTTATCTTTTCGCTATTCATAACATAAGTGTAAGGATAAAGAAGATTACCATCCTCACCTTTATAACTTATAGTCATATGAATATCTCTGTTAGATTTAACTCTAAAATCGGCTATACCTACTTTTCTATTATTCCATATTGGTTTTTTAATATCTACTTTGATTGCATAGTCCATTGTTTTCGCTCCTGATCATTAAAACGTGTGAATAGAATTAATAAGTCTTTTATTAGTTCTTCTTCGTTATTTGTAAGTAGTTCATTAACTGAATTTGCTTTGATATAGTCTGTTAGTCGTATAACATTCATCTCGGTATCCGCGAGAAAATATTGTATTATTTCCAGATGTTTATCATTAGAAAGGGGCATCCGTATCTCCTCTTTCAAAGTCTGCATTATCTATTTCATCAAGAATGTGCAGGTGTCGTTTAGCCTCAAGATCTAAAAAGTAGCTGTAATCTTTTGCATCACTTTTCATATACTTGATCATTACTTGTAGAAAATCGTATATTTCGTTTAATTTTAAGTATTGTTTGTACTCACTTGCTGTTTGTATCATAGTCTGACTCCATATCATCATCTAGTTCTATTTCGTATTTAGCTGAATCATCGTTTCTATCTTCTTCGTCACCCTCAACGTATACACTGAAAGCGGTTTCATCAAAATCGTCGAACATACTCATTTGCTGTTGTTCCTTATGGATATTGATTCGCTAGTTTCTATATCTGTACCGGTAATGATTTCACCAGTCTTTTTGTACCAGTCTGTTGCAAAAGACTTGAAAGGGGTTAACTTCAAGCCTATATAGGCATCTGATTCAATGTTTGGTGTGTTCTCTAACCATTCTTTTATTGATTGCTCGCTTTGTATTAGAATATTTGGCTTTGATACAATAGACACACCAAAGTTTGTGGATTTTGCTGATCGTAGTCCGCTTTCGTCTAGCATTATTTTTAACTGTTGCTTTAGTTCTGCTAGTTTTACCATTTCTTCTTTGTACTGGCTGTACATTTGATTTAGCAGATTTCTTTTGAATCCTATTTCTTCTATCAGTTCGCTTACGTTCATCTTTTAACCTTTCGTACTTAATTGGATAGTCTTTTAATTCCATTTACATATCCTTTTCGCCACACCAGCACACACCGAACTCGTAACATTCACCTGTATAGTCAAAGGCGAGTCGTAGCCTGAATATATGCTTATGAGGCATTAATAGTTTAATATTTGTTTGTTGCATTGTAATTCCTTTCACTTAATTACACCTATATTATCTCAAGAAAAAGCTATTGACACAACTACATAATTGTTGACTTATCCACAGGTAACTACATATGTTATACTTAAAAAGCAGGGTGTCCATGACCTGCTAAAAAGCTTATACCGGCTAGAAAAATCCTTTGCATAGTAAAAGACTTTCACTCTAGCCGGTTTTAATTTATTATGTATTCATGATAGATCGAGAATCGTTAAGACGGATCAATCAACAGGCTGAACAATTAGTTGACTTCGTAAGAGGTTCAAATTCGTATCCTTTATCTCCAGAAGATCTTGATCACACTATTTTTTGTACTATTTATGAACAAACAGAGGATGGAAGTATAACCGTAGAGGACGCGGATGTTTTGTACGGAGCATTTCACCGCATTTATTTACAGGGATAGACGAGATGGGTAATACGTGGCAGTAATGCCAACGAGTCACCACGACCATATTCATGAAGTGATGAAAATGGTACGACCATAAAAAAAGAGCAGTTTATAGTCTTGCTCAGGACTTTGATTTACTCTAGTTCTTTCATAGCTTCAAGATCTACTCTACAGGCTTCATAGAATCTTTTATATAAGAATCTAGGATTGTCTGTGTGTAGCCCATCTGCTATATCTTTAACGATACATCTATAGTATTCTTCATTGATATAATCACTACATCCACAGAGTATATTTGCTATAAGATTGTAATCTTTGCGTGTCATTTTATTCTTCTTCCTTTAATTCTTTAATATCTAACGAATCACCTATTATTTCTGGCTCAAACCAGAGTATATCGTTTAACTGAGTATCTGTAAGACCGTCTGGATACATTTCATCTATCCATTCTTCAAACTCTTGTTGTTTGTCATTGGCTAGAATGATAGCTCTAGTATTAAACGCACCACTCCATGCTTGAAAGTTTGATAGTGTCATATCTTCTATAATTATTTTCATGATGCTACTCCTATGTAGATTAGTGTTGACATTATTAGTATTGCTAAGAAGTAAAGAGTTTCTTTTACTTCACTTGATTTAGTTTGTTTTGTTTTTGGTTCTATTATTCTCATAACAGTCCTTTCTTATTATTAATTACTTAACAGAGACATCACACGCCAAGACACCTTGTTATACAAGGCTGTCTGGTAGGGGCAGATGTCACAATTGCTTTTTTCCCTGATGGCAGGTAGTTTATCCTGACATTCAGGCGATAAAAAGTGATTTGACATACTGACACTAGGCGTATACTAGATGCTCTGTAAGTAGTAGTAGTTTTTTCTAGTATCTATTGTGATACGACAGTTACACGCATGCTTGCATGCAATTATTAATAGTCTATTTATAGACACTTATGTAACTGTAGAAAAAACACCTATAGAGCGATTAGCGATTGCTCAAAAACAGTTGGCTTTATGCTGTTTTTGTCAGAGCTATGTAGCTATTGTTGTTGTTCTTACATGCAGAATGTATAGGCTATTGGTAAGTGTTATTTGTTGTAGTTTTGTATGTAGCTATTGACACTATCTGTTAGCAATGGTGTATAACTGTACGCATAGGGGGGATTGGGGGGTGAGAGGCTCAAGGACTCAGAACTAAAACTAAACAAACAAACATAACATTACTACCCATAGGGTATGGATATATACATTAACAATAAGAAGTAAGTATGAGTAGGGAGTTAGATATACTATTACTAACTAACACACAACAAACATATAAGATAACAGGTAGATATAGATATACTATCAATCTATATACCGTACAAATAAGTACCCTATACTACCCTTTATTGTTTTATGTTATCTGTATTAGCTCTCTTACAAATTATTGGTATATATAATGGAATGTATGGATGTCAAGTAGTGGTAAAATAATATTATGGAACATGAATGTATGTGCTACTACTGTGGAAAGGTATTATGAAAAAATTATTTGGTACTAGAAGATCAATAATATTAGAGAAAATGTTTCCTTATTGGTGTCCTAACTGTCCTAAGAGGTATGCTAGGGAGAAGAAGTTTCATAAGCATTTTGTGGAATGTGATTATCGTAGGAAACGGATGATAGAGGATTATACGGAGAAGATACGGAGTAGGACGAATAGGGCAACTAGAAGAAAGTTGGGGTTATGATTTGTTTTAAGCCGTCTTGTTTGTGTGATTGTAGTGAGGAGCATAAACTTTGTACTGCACAACATACTATTAGTGAATTAAGTGGAGCGTTATAAGATGCCAACTAAAGTAGGTAGGCCGAAGAATAGGAAACCTAAGGATATACGGTTTGCTACTCCTAAGGACGAGGGAGTTTATCAGGCTAAGAGATTGTATTGGGCTTTGCTTATGTATGAGGAGAAGATGGCTAAGGATATAACTGCTGTTAGTATTAAGGATTATTTGTTGTTGGTCGAGACATTTAAGAATTGTATTACTGAACAAAAACGGAAAGGTAAGATAGAGTATAAGTATGCGAACAAAATTGACACGCGAATGGACGAGAAAAGACTTGCTCAGGGAGATTCCGTTGGAGAGGGATCGCAGGGAATTAGCCAAGACGGATCGACTGGTGTGGGTGCTGGAGTACGAACCGTTAATCCGATTACCTAACACTGGTGATATTCCTTTTAAGCCCTACTATGCTCAACAGGTTGTGTTGAAAGATACTAGCCGGTGGCGAATTATTAATAAGATGAGGCAGGGTGGTTTTACTACTACATTTAGTGGGGTTGAGGCTGTGCATGCTTGTATTTATGGGAAGTCTACTGAGATTATTGTTTTGAGTAAGAGTCAGGACGAGGCTATAAACTTTTTGGATAAATTCTATTTGGCTTATAACTCGGTTAAGGATAAAGATCCGAATTGCCCTGAGTTGACGGTGCAGAATACCAAGAACGCTGAGAATAGTTATAGTAGCAAGATTAGAGTGTTGACTTCTTCTAAGCAGTCCGGTAGAAGTTTTTCTGGTACAGATATTTATTTTGATGAGATGGCACATACTCAGTATGCTAAGAGTATTTATGAGGCTAGTTATCCGACTATTTCTAGGACTGGTGGTAGGATTACAGGGTTTAGTACACCGAACGAGAAGTCTGGTAAGTTTTACGATATTGTAGAGAATTACAAGGATATGGGGTACAGTTATCACCAGTTTGAGTGGTGGTTTGTGCCTTTTTATAATCCGTATTACAAGGAGTGGCTAGAGGCTTTTCTTAAAGGTGATGTTAAGGCAGAGAAGATGTGGATCGAAAAGGCTAGAGAGGGTGCTTGGTATAAGCAAACTATCAATGCTATAGGTGAGTTGGCATTTATGCGAGAGTATGAGTGTAGCTTTGATGCCGGTGAGGATACGGTGTTTAATACGAGACAGCTCGCGAACGTGTTTAGAAAGAATTATTTGGAAAGGGATTGGGATGCTTATGGTGAACTATGGCGTGCGGATGCTGATAAGACTCACGATTTTATTACTTTTACTGATTATGGTAGAAAACGAGATCCGTTAGTGAGTATTACGTTTGATATAACGGAGTATCCGGCTAAGGTTGTGGAGTATAGGCGTATAAGTCCGACTATTTTTGATTTTGAACAGGTCAAGATAAATCTGATTGATAGCATTAAGTTTTGGGGATCAGATGCTTTTCATGATGGTATGGGTAACGGTGATGTATTGACTGCATTTTTAGAGGGGTGGAGTTATCCAGTTGTCATGGGAGACTCAGGAATTAGTAAGAAAAAGACAAATATGGTTGAAAAATTAAAGATAGCGTGTGATACTAAAGCTATTATGATACCACGCATCCGGCAAATAGAAAAAGAATTCATGGGGTATAAGTATAATGATAAGCATATTGTGCAGGATTGTGTGATGGCTATAGGTGGTGCAGTTAATCAGTTTTTTGAGCCAGAATCAGAAATACCAACAGTAGATTCGGAGTTTAGTTATGTCCAAGCCTAAGACAGTTGCAGAGTTTCAGAAAGAATTTTCTACAAAACAGATAGATTTTAATAGTATCCATGATGAGATGCAAGCATATCTTGATGGTTATGAGCATAATTTTTACTATAGGCAGAGAAGTAATGTTGTTAAGTCAGTGAAGATTGGTGTTAATTTGGTGCAGGTGTTTGCTGATAAGTTATGGCATCACACTAGCGAGTTTCCGAAGATACACGTACCGTCTACTCCTGATGATAGGGATAATGCTGAGATACGAGAAAAGGTTTTGATAGCTACTCACCAGAAGAACAATACTGATTTACTGTGGGGTGAGTGGACTTTTGACGGTGCTGTTATGGGTGGTGCAGTTGCAAGAACGGTATTTAATCTTAAAAAAAGATGTGTTGAAATTAGTAGACACGATCCACGCAGGGCTTATTGGCAACGCAGTGGAAATGGAGAAGTGACTGTTTTTTGGACTGCAACGCCTATGACACGTGAGGCTATTGAAGAAAAGTATGGGGTTAAGTTGACTGAGGCTGGTATGTCCGGTCAGGTATATGATTTTCTGTTAGATGGTGAGCAAGTGCCTATAGATGAGAAAGATTATTTTTTGGTAGTTACTAGAGACGATGCAGAGATGAGCTGTGAGTTTGTAGGTAATCAGTTTTTAAAGAGTCCATACAAGCATTTGCAAGGTGGCATACCTGTTGATTTAGCTATACCGTATAAGACTGCTAGTAATGACAATAGGCCAGCTTTTTACTTGAGCAAGTTGAAAGAGTTGCAAGCTGAGTTCAATGAGATGTGGCGGAGACGTGCTAACGTGGTGCGTAAACTTGGTAATCCTTTGGTATATGGTAGAGGTATTTATAAGAATAACGAACAGGAAATCAAGAAACAGATGCGAGCTGATGGTGGCTTTGTGGCATTAAAGGAAAACGGTGAGCTTGCTTTATTGTCTGTGCCTGAAACAGCTATGATCGATAATGCTTTGATGGATTGTTTTGCGAGGATGAAAGACGTTGCTGGTTTTCCGACTGCTACGTTTGGTGAATCTGTGGGTGCAAATACATCTGGCGATGCTCTCGGAATGTACTTTACTCCTACGCAGAAGATGGTTAATCATTACAATAAGTCATATAAGGCTTTTTTGCAGGGTATAAACTCTAAGATACTTCGGGCTTATTATGAGTTCGGTAAGATCAATGAGGAGTTTGAACTGTTTGGTTATAACTCACACGCAAGTATTAGGACTACAGTAGATGGAACAATGAAGTCTACTAAGGGTGATGGAATGAGTGTGAAGTTTACTAAGGAACAGATAGGTAGCAATTATACGAATGTAGTTACTCCGAGTGCTGTTACTCCTAAAGATGATATTGGTTACAAGCGGTTTATACTTGATGCAGTTACAAATAAGATGATGAGTAGAACAACCGGACTTGATGAGATTGGTATATTGTCTCCGGCTGATGAGTTTGCATTACTACAGCAAGAGGCACAAGATCCTTTCTTGAATCCTGAGGGAACAGCGAATGTTATGGATCACCAGATGGGTGGTATGGAACAAGACGGAGTGCCTATACCTACGAAACCTGCTGGCGGTTTTCCAGAAGAACAGATGCAACCACAAGTACCAACGCCACAAGAGTTAATGCAAGGAGTCTAACATGGCTCTAAAAGTGACTACGAAACCGACTTTTACGGGAAAGCTAGTCGTTAAACCATATGTACCGCCTACTACTTCTTTGAAAGTTACTACGAAACCAGTTAGTTACGTGAAACCTAAGACGTATAACCCGCAGAAGTCTGTTAGTCCTATGCCTAGAGCTGTAAGTCCACAACCTAAGACAGTTAATCCACAACAAACGGCATCGGCACAACAGTTGCAACAGGCACAAGTACAAGCTGATTGGGCTAAGCAAGAGGGTGAACGGTTACGCAGAGAAGAAGATGCACGTATAGTTGCTCAAGCTGTAGAACGTAAAAGATTGGCAGATGCTAAGACTGGTGAGATCGCTAACATACAGTCTGGTTTGCGTGGTAAGTTGTGGGATAAAGCAACTTTTGGTCAAGATAGACGAATGGCTAACTCTCAAGGACAGGCATTAGAGTATTTTAAGCAGAACAATGAAACGTGGAAACCTTATATTGAGGCTTACGGTAGGAATTTAGAGCGAGCTAACGCTTTATGGAATACAAAACTTATAAATGCCATGAATGGTAACGATGAGCAGTTAGCACGTAATCTTATAAGTGAATACGAGATGTGGTATGAGCGTGTTACGAAAGAGATTGATTCAGAGGTAAAAGATTTTAATGCAGAACAGGCGAGGCTTGAGACTTATGCTGGTAAGCCATTGGGTACGAAGATTGGTAAACTCGGTCATTTTACGAACAATTTGAAAGATCAGGTGTTTGATCAGTCTTGGGGCAATCTAGTTAAGATTACTACGCAACCTGAAAGAGCTGTAAACACTGTAAAAAACTTTATGAATCCTAACAATTTACGGTTGTATTATGGTGGTGGAGAGAAAAAGAGTGGTCAAGATATATTTGGTCAGGGTAGTAATATGTTTACTACTGCTATAGATCAGTTGAGAAAAAGCTATAACGCGAGTGAAAATCAGAGGATCTTGGGTTTTTCTAAAGAAGATGAGGCGAGACAGTTAGCACAGATAGAAAAAGGCTTGGCTGGTAGGAAAGAGGGTAAAAACATATTTGGTACTTCTACTACTAGTGGGTTTCTTCGTGGTGGCGGTATAGATAAGTTTAGAGTTAAGTACGGTGATGATATTGTGAACTTTATCGCAGATCCTATAAACAGATTGCCGGCTAACTGGCTTGGTCGCGGTGCAAAAAAGGTTGGTGCTTTAGATGCAGGGAAGTTATCTCCTGTAGTGAGTAGGCTAAAGAATATTGCTAACTATGATGTTGGTGCAAAGTTTGGTAACACTAAGGTTGGTCGGTTGGCTAAGTGGCTTGGATCTGAAACAAAAACTGGTGTGCAGAAACGTGGAGAGAAGATTACAGGATTACTAGATGATTTAAGTGTAGAGACTAAAAGTTATCGTAGCAATAAGACAAGTGTGTTTAATGAATTTCAAGAGGCTTTGAAACAAGGCAATAAAGATAAGTCGCGAGAGTTGTTGTCGCGTAATTCTAAGTTGAGTAGATTAATGGCTGATCAAGCTGGTTATCAGAAACGTGCTGAGGAGTTGTCACAAGATTTTGTAAAACGGTTACAGGCATTTTCTGATACAGAGGTGCGAGAAATGACAAAGTTTGCTCGTAATGGATCTTGGAGTCGTAGTTCTAACAGGACTATATCACCTGAGAAGAAGTCTATGCTTAAAAGGTTTGTTGATGATTATCAGGGTAAGGCTAAGGAACTAGCAGAGTCAGATGGATTAGTGAATCGTGCTAGTAATTATCTACCTAACGCACAGATAGGCAAAAGGCCATATGACTGGAGTCAATCACGTAAATTGTTTGGTGATAAGTTTGCTGGTCAAACTAGGCAAGGTTTGTCGGAGTCTATGATACTTCGCGAGTTTACATCTTCGTTTGATGGCACTACTTTTGCTATTAAGAAGTTGGCTAAGATTGAACGCGAGATTATTGAGACTGCTAAAAATTCAAACAGAGCCTTAACTGCTATTGAACAGGGTCAATTGGATATGTTGGCAAAACGCAGAGAGATACTTACTAAGATGACAGAAGATTTTGGTAAGAAGTCTGATGTGATAAAGGGTGAAGTTGCTCGCTTAAAAACTTATCAGAAACCTTTAATGAAGATAGGTCGTAACGGTGTTCAAACAAACTTTACAAGAGGTGGTATACGTAATACAGCAGAAAAGGCAGTAAAAATGCCTATGAATGTATGGCGTAAATCTGTACTTGCGTTGAATCCGTCTTGGTGGGTCAACAATATTGGTACGAATATACCTTTTTCTATAAGTGCCGGTGGTGCAGGGGTTATACCTGAATATGCGAAGATGTTGAAAAAGAAGAATCGTTATTTTGGTGATTTGCCTGAGGGTGTTACTTCTAACATTGATGAATTTGTTGGTGGTGGTCGGTTAGCTAAAGGTGCTAGTAATGTAGAGAACGTATCCAGAGTTGCTACATTTAGAGCTTTGAAGAAACAGGGTTTTTCTGATGAGGATGCTATAAAAGATTTGAACCGTTGGCTTATTGATTACACGACTCGCAATTATGAACGGCCTATAAAAGCTATATCGCCATTTTATAAGTGGCAAGCTAACATGATTAAGCAGTCATTACAGATGCCATTTACACGTCCAAAGTCTGCTAAAGTGTATAGTTCTGCACAGCAACAGTTTTTTGATAGGCCGAATAAAGAGTTACCTAACGAAACTCAAACATTTGTAGATCCTAACACTAAAGAAGAAACTACCTATAATCCTCGCGAACAGTATAAGGGTAAGGCGTATATAGGCAAGAATGATAAGGGTGAAAAAGACTTTCGAACAATACCTATGTGGGCTTTGAATCCTGAGGGGTTGACTGATTTTGGTATAAATCCGTATTTAGATTTTGCTGGTGAGCTTGCGACTGGTCGTGATCGTTATGGAAATAATATACGATCTAAAGATTGGAAACAGTTGCTTGCTGAGAAGTTTCCACAAACAACAATGGTACAGAAGTATTTACAGCGTAATGATAAAAGGACTGAGGGTTGGCTTACTCCGTCTGGTATGAGTAAAGAACGACAAGGGTATGATGTAGATGCTCAAAACTACTCGAAGTCATTGGATGCAAGACGAGATTTTAATCGTAGACGTAATTCATTTTTGGGTGGATCTTTTCTTAATCCGAACACTTTTAATGAAAAAGAGTATGAGAATAAGTTTCAGTTGAATAAGTTTAACAAAGATTGGTTTAGTCGCGATTGGGATAAACGGTATATAGAATTAAAGGATGAGGCTGAGAAGAATGGTACTTTTGATGCGTATGATAAACTCAAGGCAGAACAAGAGGCTGTAGCTAGAAATTATGGCTTTGATCTGCAAAAAGACATATA